GGCGTAGTAGAAGAGCTCGTCCGGCTCGCCGGTGGCCTGCAGCTGGTCGACCTGGCGCGCGTAGATCGCCATCGCCGTGTCGTAGAGCGTGCGCGCCTGTGCATCGGTCACGTCGAAGAGATCGGCAACGTCGTCGACCAGGCTGTCGAGCGGCTGCGCGCCGAGCGTGCCGTCGAGCACCAGCCGCGCCAACCGGACGGCGGCCGTGCGCCCCAGCTGCAGCAGTTCTTCGAACCGCACGGTCTTGAAGGCTTCGATCGCCGACAGGTCCGCCTTCGTGAGGTCCGCAGCCGCGCGCGCGATCGAGTTCCCGCGCAGCACGAGCCGCGTCATCTCGTCGAGGGGTGCATCGAAGGCCTCCTCGGCGAACCGCGCGAACCCGCTCTTCTCGAGCACGTCGAGGAGGTCCCGCCGCAGCCCAAGCACGCGCCCGAGCTGTGCCTTCGTGGCGACGAGGCGGCCGTCCTTCGTCTGGAGCGCGCGCACCAGCCGCCTGGCATCGACGTTCAGGAGCTTCAGCGTTTGGGCGAGCTCGCGCGCGAAGCGGGCGTTCAGCGCGTCAATCAGAGCCGACTCACGGGCGGCCTGCAGTTCCACGTCTCGGGCGGTGCGTCCCATCGTCAGCCCCGCTCCACGCGTCGACCCCGATACCGTCGGCCCTGCGACTGCGGCCGATGCCCGACATGGAACCCCGAGCACCAGGCACACCAGTACGGCATGAGCCGATCGCGTCGCGATTCGTGATCGGTGGCCTTCGCGCGCAGCGTGTCGACGTGCAACGCCGCATCCGCGTGCGTCGCATGACGCGTCTTGCCGCGACAGAGCCAGTGCGGCTTCGGCAGCTCGATGCCCGACGCCGCAAACTCGTCGCGTAATTCGTTCAGCGATCGCCAGCGTCCAGGAAAAGCCATAGGTCACGCGGCCACCTTCGCGGGATCGCCTTCCTCGCCGGGCTTCGGCGGTTCGGGCTTCTTCCCGCCGGCGATGCGCGACACCGACGCCCCGAAGCGCGCCTGCGCCTCTTCCATCGCCCGCTCGCGGTTCTGCTGCTGCCCATCGATTTCCGTCCGGATGGATTTGCGCAGGTCCGTCGGCAGCTCGGGCGCGAGCTCGTCGACGACGCGGTTCTTGACGTAGTGCTCGAAGGTCGGCCCGAGATCGAGCTTGATGGCGTTCGCCCACTTTTCGAGCTCCTCGAGGAGGTCGGCTAGGAAGAACTCGCGCGGGTACTGGATCGTGACGTTCGCGGCGGCGAAGGCCTCGTCGACCTGCGCCTTGTCCCCAGGGTGCGTCCAGGCGTACCAGCTCTTCGCCATCAGCAGCTCGGCGTCCTGGAGGACGACCGCGAGATTGGCGAGCTGCTCGTTCAGTTCCGTGAACTGCAGGCGGATCGACTCGCCCGACTGGACGTCCTTCGAGTCGGTTTCGAAGCGCACGTGCGCCATCCGGTAGATCTCGCGGATCAGGAACTCGATGTTCTTGCGGATCTGCTCGGGCGCCGCCATGTCGGGCGTGATGTAGTCGACCTCGCCGGTGACGACCAGCACGCGTGTCGTGCCGATGTCGTTCCCGATCTGCTGCTTCGCCTTCTCGACGTCGCCGTCCTGCGGGACGTTGCAGGTCAGAATCGAGAACGCCTGGTTGCGCAGGACCTCGTCTTCCTCGCTGCAGCGGTTGAAGAGCGAGACACAGGTCTTGCCGTCGCCGCCGAGGGCGTAGCCCATGAAGGGCTGCTCGGCTGACGGGTCTGGACGAACGATGGCCAGCGGGACGAAGTCGATCGTGTCGCCGGCGGTTCCCGACTGCGCGATGACCTCGCCATCGGCGTCGAGCCGCATCCAGGCCTCGGCCGTCCAGACCAGCAGCTGCTCGGCGTCCTCGCCCGTGGGCTGGTCGACCAGAATCGACGCCCGCGCCTGGCACTCCTGCAGCTTGACGCCACGGAGTTCGCCGGCGCGGAGGTCCCAGTCGACGATCGACGTCGCCGGAAACCACGAGGCCAGGACGCGCGCTGTCTCGTCGGCCTTGCTCGGTCCGGTCGGGGGCGTCGGTTCCTTGTCGACGAGCGCCCCCGCATGACCTGCGGCAAGCGCCAGCTTCGCGCCGCGCATCATGAAGCGGTCGATCCCGGTGCCGGCGCCGTCGACGTCCTTCCACCACTCCTGCAGCTCGGGCAGGATCTCAGCGGTGCGCGTCACGCCCTTGCGGAAGACGTGGCGGACGTAGATGTTCACCAGCGAGCGGTAGTAGTTGTGGTACCGCGACATCTCCTTCCGCTGCTTGAAGTCGTCGCCCGTCTCGTTGGCGTACTTGAACAGATAGTCGCCGGTCAGGAACCCGCCGACGCCCTCGTAGGCATCGAGCAGTCGACGGAAGGTCGTCTTCCGGGCGACGAACTCGGGATGCTGGTGCTCGAGGACTGCCTGCTGCTTGTCCTTGTCGAGCGCGGTGTAGGCCGCGACGAGCGGATTCGCCGCCGGCGTGGAAGGAGACGTCCCGCGAGGCGTCGAGGACGACGCAGGCAGGGCGGGACGTGGCGCGCGGCGCTTGGCCATCGGGCTCTTGACGGGGCCTCAGATCGGCGGAACGATTCCGACGATACACACGCGCGCGCGAGCTCGGCTAGAGGTGCCCGACGCAGTGCGCTATGAGACGCTCCGTTGCGCGGTCAGCGCGGCCTTTTCTCGCTGTGCATGGACGAAGCGTTGCAGTTCGGCGAGCTCGAGCCGCCAATCGCCGCGCCCGGGCAACGGATAGGCGCGCAGCAGACCGTTGGCAATCCACTTCAGCGCGGTGCGCTTGTTCACGCCGAGATAGCGGCAGACCTGCGTGAGGCGGATCAGCGGCTCGTCGTGCGTCTCCAGGTTGACGATCGGCTTGGGCTGTACGCTCATCGGCGGTGTCCGTTTCCGTTGCCGTGTCCGTTGCGGAGTTCCTCTGGGAGGTTGAAGGTTGGGTCGGCCAGGCGTTTGATGGCCTCGACAGCGTCAGGCCCGTGGACCTGGACGAGCGCGCGCAGCGTCTCGAGCTGCTCGGTTTCTTCCTGCCGGCGCACGCGTCGCGCGTTTGACGGCTGCGCCGTGCGGACGTCCTCGCCGGCGCGCACGGTGGCGACGACCGACTTGCCCGCTCGACTCGCCCGGTACGCCAGCGCCCCGGCAACCACGCCATCCGGCGGGTGTCCGCTCGGTTCGTAGAGGTCCTTGGTGGTCGCGAACTTGTGCTCGCTCTTCAGCGCCTCGATGAGCGGGGCCTGAATCTCGCCCCGCTCGATCGCGGACACGTATTCCGACAGGACGTCCTGCCGATCGCGCCCGACGAGGATGAAGGCCTCGGCCGGGCGCGTCAGATACCCGTCGATGACGTCGCCGAGCCCAGTCCCGTCGTGGATCGCGCGCCCGCCGTACTCATCGATGCGGTCCTCGAGGAGCCCCACCATGTAGGGCCAGGCCCGTCGACGCTCGCGAATCCAGGCGACCAGGCGCATGGGCTTGACATCGACGCGCAGCGTGTAGACCTGGCTCGTGTCCTGCTTCCGCGCCCAGTCCGCCCCGTGCACGTAGCGGCCGCGCGCGCGTGGCCCTTCGATCTGCACGAGTTTCCCGATCGTGCCGGGGAACTTCCCCAGTGCCGCGGTGAACATCGCCTCGACGGCCTCCGGCACAATCGCCCGGTTGTCGGCGCTCGGCTCCTGGAGGTCGTACTCCGCCTCCCACATGGCCGTCGTGACCTCCAGCCGCTTCCGGTTGACCTCGGCCTGTGGCAGCCAGCCGTGCGGCTCCAGCGTCTCGCGCCAACACCACTCGTAGACCGGCCAGCCACGATCGTGCGCGCGGCGCAGGACCTCGGTCATCGTGGCGTCGCTGTAGTGGTGCGTCGAGCTGAGGACGGTCTGCGCCGGGATGCCGGTCCGCGCCATCGTCTGCCCCATGGCGGCGTCCAGGATGGTGAGGTCCATCTCGTCGACTTCGTCCATGCGCAGACGCTGCGGGTGGGGACCGCGGACCGACGCCGTCGACGCCATCAGCGCCCGAATCCAGTTGCCCCAGACGAACTTCGTCTCGCGCTTCGCCGGTTCCGAGGCGAGTAGCTCGCGCGGCGCCGTCGGGTGCTTCCAGAAACGGTCCATCGCCTCGAGGACGCGCGTCGCCTGTTCGCCAGTCCCGCCGAGGATGTTGATGTCTGCGCGCAGCGTGGCGGCCTCGACGTTGCCGAGGAGGGCCAACGTCTGCGACTTACCGCCGAACCCGCGCGACGCCTTCCAGACCGCCACCGGCGCGCGCGCGAAGTAGGCGTCGCAAAACGCCTCCCAGGGCGGCGTGTGCCCGGCGCAGCAGCGTTTACTCGGGATAACCATGCCGAACTTGTCGCGCAGGTACTCGGCCAGGTCCGCCTCGTCCCGGATGACGACTGGTGGCTGTGACTCCGCGGTCTCGACTGGCGCGAGGAGCTCGAGCAGGCGATCCGTCGCCTGGTCCCACGCGCTCGGTTGCTGCAGGGCTGTCAGGCTCACGTGTGAACCGCGGCCAAGAGCCGCGCACATCGCTTCTTCACGTTCTGTCGTTCCAGCCCTTTCGCCTGCTCGATAGGAGAGAACGGCAGTTCGCCAACCCAGAAGTCCAGCTCCACGGCGTGGCTGAAATCGTGGAACACGAATCTCCTGACCTCGCGTGTGAGTTTCTCGGCCGCGTGCTCGACATCCCTCGCTGTCACGAGCAGCGTCATCCGGGCTTCCTTGACGTCCCATCCCGGCGCGCAATAGACAGGCTGCCCTGCGAAGGTCTCGCCGCGGAGGAAATATTCGTCGTAGGTGAAGCAGGCAACCGTCACCGGATCGCCGACCTGCACCGAAAGCGGCAGAGTCCTCGGAAACTTGATGGACGGCGCGCGCTGCATAGGGATCGCGATCTTTTCGACGCTCCCGTCTTTGTTGACGCGCAGGATATTCATGCGGGCAACGCTCCGACCGTCTCCGGCTTCAGCAGCCGGCGCAGGTCCTGGAAGATGAGGTTCAACGCGTCGCGGTCCTTCACGTGCTTCTTCACCGAATCCGCCACGAACGACACGATCAGCATCACGCGATCGACGCTGACCATCGCGTGGAGGTCCTTCAGGCGCTTCGATTCCGTGTCGACGAGCTTGCGCCGGTTCTCGATCAGCAGCTCGAGCTGCGGCCAGATGCCGTCGACGGAGGCGCGCGGGCCGCCCTTCTGGACCTTCTCGAGCAGCGACGACAGCCGCGCGTCCACCAGGGCGATCTCCGAGTCGAGCCGCAGGAGGTCCGGATCGGCCAGCGCGCGCGCGTAGTGGTCGCCGAGGCCCTTGACGTCCTTCAGCAGCTGCGAGTGCCGTCCGTGCTTGAAGTTGACGTTCGCCGGGCCGATCGGCGCGAAGCCGTTGTGCATGCGGCAGCGGCCGTTCGGGCCGAGGCCTTTCGAGGTCGGACAGATGCCGCCGCGCTTCTTCTTCGCCCCGCAGATCCGCTCGCCCTTCGCATTCACCGCATGGGTCTTGACGGCCGGCATGGGTCTTTACCAGCAATCTCGGCCGATGATGCGTTCGCTCGACGGCACGCTCGTGCCCCTGGTCGTGCGCAACCGCTGTTGGTTCTCGTCCCAGACCATCGGGTCGTTCGACGCCCACCATGGGGGCTCGTCATCTCGGACGGCCTTCTTCGTCTCGACGAGACGCGTGCCAGGCTTGTAGCCTTTCGAGCGCGTTCTGACGACCGGAGGCGGACTGCGATAGGGCGGCTCCT